AAACTAATTAAACCAAGACTATAAGCATAAATTAATTCTTTCATGACTTTTGCATCTGGTAATATATTATTCTCATAATGACTATAGTTGTAGTATACATTAGTTGAGATGGCCATGTCAATATATTTCTGAATAATTGCATTAATTTTAAGCAATCCAGTATTATCTTTTAATTCATAAGCTAATTCATAATTTTCATCGTACTTGCCAATTCCTGGAACCATAACTGGAAGTTTACCCATTTTACTTGTCTTGTAAGTAATAAGACTACGAATTGGTTCTACTCCATTTGTAGAAGATTGAATAACAGAGCTACTTTCACAAGGCATACAAGAAGAAAGAGTTGAATGTCTTAATCCAAATTCTTTAATATCTTTTCTTAGCTTTTCCCAATCGAGTGATAATTTTCTTTTGCAAATTTCATCTACTTTGTCTTTATATGTATCAATTGGTAATATACCTTTTGAATATTTAGTTCTATCAAATTTTTCACATCTTCCCTTTTCTTTAGCTAATTCAAGACTACTTTTTAATAAATAATATTGAAAATATTCCATCCATTCATCAATAACTGCTAATGATTTATCATTTGAATATTTTAATTCATTTTTAGCAAGGAAAGCGGCTAAATTAGTAATTCCAACACCAAGACTTCTACGCTTTTTAGCAAAATTCTCAGCAGCAATATTAAAATAGTCTTGAATATCAATGATTTCTTCTAGAAATCTTACGATAAGATCGCAGGTCTTTTCAAGGTCTTGCCAGTTTTTAATTTCTAACATATTTACTGCCGAAAGAATACACATTCCAATTTCACCATCTTTATCATTATAATCATTTAAAGGAATAGTAGGATGAATGACTTCAGTACAAAGATTACTCATGGTCACTTTATCTGACCAAGCTCCATGTTCATTAGCGTGATCTACGTTAAGAATATAAATACGACCAGTCTCAACTCTTTCCTTAATTATAAGAGAAAATAATTTGCGAGCAGATACTTTCTTTTTTAGCTTTAATTTTTTAGATTCACATTCTTTGTATACTTTATCAAAATCTTTAGTTCCCCATGCTTCATAAAGTTCTGGAACTTCTGAATTATTGAATAGAGTAATATATTCATCTTTTAATACTCTATCATAAAATAGTTTACTCATGCCAACAGTATAATCAAGTTTGCGAACTCTATTGTCATCTGTTCCAGCATTATTTTTTAAAACAATAATATCTTCAATCTCATAATGCCACCATTGAATATTGCAAGTTGCACTACCACCTCTCAATCCATTCTGTTGCCAAGCCTTTACGCTACTTTCATAGATTTTTAAAAATGGAATTAAACCAGTATGAACAACTTCTCCGTTTTTAATTGGAGAACCAATAGCTCTAATTTTACTTACATCAATTCCAATGCCACATCTATTAGCAGTAGCCATACTAACAGCAGTAGCACTAGCTGTAATACTTTCCTTTGTGTCATCTACTCCAATCAAACAACAGCTAGCGTAATTTTTACTGCTTGTTCTTACTCCAGCCATTACTGGTGTTGGAAGATTGATTTTATGCTTACTAATAGCATCATAAAACTTCCTTATATAATTTACTCTTGTTTCTTTTGGATAATTTATAAAAGCATAAGCAGATATTAATAAGTAAGCAAATTGCGGAGTCTCATAAATTATTCCAGTTGTTCTATTCTTGATTAAATACTTATCACATAATTGTTTTATTCCAGAATATGTAAAAATGAAATCTCTATCATGATCTATAAATTCACCGATTTTATTTATTTCGTCTTCACTATATTTTTCTAAAATGATAGAATCATAAATTTTATTTTTAATTCCTTGATTTAAGAATTCAGATAATCTTGGAGGATGTTTTCCTTTCCAGACATCTTTTCTTAATTGATAATTTAAAAGTCTTCCAGCAACGAATTGATAATTTGGTTTTTCAACTGAAATTAAATTTGCTGCACTTTCAATCAATAATTTATGAATTTCTTTCGTACTAATCCCATCACTTATACTTATATTTGCATTTATTTCTATATCTGTAAGACTAACCCCACTTAAATCTTGTATGGACCAATTAATTATTTTATGAATTTTTTCTATATTAAACTTTTCTATAATATTATTTCTTTTTTTAACGTTTATAATTTTTGTCATTTTTTACCTATACTTGATGATAACACTGTAAGTATGTTACATCATTTTTATGATTAAATAAAGAAAATTATTTATTGTTATTAACAAAAAAAACTATAAAGATAATTTAGTGTATGGAGTTGTATTATATAAAATATACTTTCCAATGAGCTCCACAAAGAGGAGCTTTCCCTGTATTTACTACAAAGTTGTAAAAGCCTATTAGTTCTACTTTCCAATTGAGTCCATAAAGCCTTTCGGCTCCTAACACTTATCGGATGTCGGTAGGATCATCCATCGCGTGTTAGCCCTTCCACCTACACTCCCACTATTGCTAGTGGTTATCTGGGTCGCAAGCTCCTGTAGCGTTGCCCACGTTTCGAACTAATAAGACTTGTCATTTTTCGGAGTATGACAAACCTTATCCGCTAATTGGGCGGTATGTATGTGCTATAATATACTCATTACTTATATCTTTGTCAAATTTTTATTTTGACTTTAAGGTATTTTTGTTTTATAATTTAATTATGCGTATAAAAGTAATTCAACATTCTGATGATAGGTTTGCTGAATTATTAAAAATAACAAAACCAAAAAATACAGAGTATTGCAAAAAATATAATTTAGACTACGAAGCATATGAAGGTGATTTTGTTCCCAAGAATATAACTAGCGAAAGAAGAGTCTATTGGAATAAACCTTTTATTCTAAAGAATATAATAGAGAATGAAAAATATGATTGGATATTTTATCTTGATGCAGACGCAGTTATATTAGACCATTCAATAGATTTAAAATATTTTATTAAAGCTTCTGACAAAAATTCTGAATTTATAGTTTGCTATGTTAATCAGAGGCCGCAAGATAAGTACTGGAATTTTAATTTTGGAGTTTTCTTTTTAAAAAGCTCGGAATATATGTTGGATATTTTAAACTCTTCTATAGAAGCTTGTGAAATAAATAATGGTTCAATAGATGATCAACCAATTTTCCAAGCTATGCTAAGAGAAAATTATAAAAGATTTGCCGAAAAAACTTCAATTTTTCCATCAAAAGCTTTTAACGATCATGGAGATTTTATTTATCATGCATTGGGGAAAACTTCCAATAATACTGGTGATCAAATCTCTAAACTAGAACAATTGCAAGGCGTAATCTAATTATGAATAATTATCAAGAAACATATCACGGTAAAAAAATAGATACTGCAAATATATTAAATATTGAAGACGCCTACAAAGTAATAAAAGGAAGAAAAACAATAGTTATAACTGGAGTCACTGGTCAAGACGGCAGTTTAATGGCGGATTTTTTATTAAAAAATACAGATTATGTAATATTTGGCGGAGTAAGAAGATTAAGCGTATATAATCATGCAAATATTAAACATATTAATTCTGATAGATTTTATCTTATTAATTTTGATTTAACAGATCCTCACGCTATATCTAGGACAGTAGAAAAACTTCAACCAGATTATTTTATTAATTTTGCAGCCCAAAGCTTTGTAGCTAGTAGTTGGGATTTTGCTCGTCAAACTTGGCAAACAAACTCCACTGCTATTTTAGATATCTTGGAAGCCATAAGGCTTTATAGACCATCTTGTAGGCTTTATCAGGCTGGTTCAAGCGAAGAGTTTGGAAATGTATTATATACCCCTCAAAACGAAGAACATCCATTACGCCCAAGAAGCCCTTACGGAGCAAGCAAAGCCGCCTCTAGGCAACTTATCAAAGTTTATAGAGAGTCTTATAACCTTTACGCTATTCAAGGGTGGTTATTTAATCATGAAGGCTTAAGAAGAGGTGAAGAGTTTGTCACAAGAAAAATAACCAAAAATGTAGCCAGAATATATCATGCTTTTAAAACTTTTGAAAGCATTGAACCAATGGAGCTTGGTAATATAGAAGCAAAAAGAGATTGGAGCGATGCGGAGGATTTTGTAGAAGGAGTATGGATGATGTTAAATCAAGAAGTATATAATAAGAATTATAAAGGTATTCCAAAAGAATATGTGTTCTCATCAAATGAAACTCACTCAATTAAAGAATTTCTAGAAAAAGCTTTTGAGTATGCAGGGTTCAGGGCTCATTGGACTTATAATGGAATAGAAATACCTGAAAATTTAGAATATGCAACAGATATGAATTCTACTTCAAGATATTTACCAATTACTCTGGTCAAGATAAATAAAGATTTCTATAGACCAGCAGAAGTGGAAATATTGCAAGGAGATTCATCTAAAGCCAGAGAAGAGCTAGGATGGAAACCAAAAGTCTCATTTAATGAGTTAGTTAAAAAAATGGTTGAAAATGATATAAATAATTAATGAATTCAAATAATTCAGATTTAATATTAGCCAGGTACAAAGAAGACATTTCTTGGATCAAAGGAAATTACGATAATATTTTTATTTATAATAAAGGAGAAAAAAATATATTCTTTGAAAAACCTCATAGACTAATTAGCTTAAATAATGTTGGAAGAGAGTCTCATACTTTTTTGTATCATATAGTAAATAATTATGATAATTTAAATAAAATTAATATTTTTTGCCAAGGAGGAATTAATGACCACGGAATGAACGAGAATAGCCTTAATAAATTTTATATGGATGCTCAAATTTATGGATATTCTTTGAATAAAAATTTTTATCCAGAATGGATAGAACCATTTGGAGGGTATAAAGATTTCAGAATAGACGAGCACGGTGGTAGAAAAGTTTCTAAATCAAAATATTCTTTATCTGAATGGAAGAGTAAATTCAATATTTCTAAAGATATTTCTCCTTTTCAATGGTATCAAAAAGCAGTTTTTGCAGTTTCTAAAGAATACATATATTCTAGAAGTCTAGATTTTTATAAAAATTTGTTAGAAGATCCAGAGCTAAATGAATTAGATCCAGAGATAGGTCATTATTATGAAAGATCTTGGGTTAAAATTTTCAATATTATATAACGCATTTAAATGAATACATATATTAAATATGAAATTTCTCCAGATAAATTAAAAATTATTTCTGAATCAAAATGGTATTGCAGAAATATTGGTTTAAATAAAATCGTGGCCAATGTTTATAAAAAATTAATATCAAACAATATTATTAAAAAAAAATTAAATTTAATCATTCATTGCAATGATGGTAATAATCAAAAAATAAATGAAAATAATACCATAGAGTTTGATTGCGTTACAACAAATAAAAAAGATGATGAAATTTTTCCAGATTTTGTTTTTGGGAATTGGGAAGACATTGGATTAACAGACTATGATACTTTTGTGAAACAAATTGTAGAAAAAAGTAATTCTGAAATAACAGATGATAGATTATTTTGGTCGGGCAACTTACAGAATGTCCCGCAAAGAGAACAGTATATTAGATTATCTAAAGAATTTCCAAATCTATTTAAAAGCGAAATTATAACTTGGAAAGGAGGTCCACAAGATAAAACAACCCCAATTGGTAATTTTATTGAAATCAAAAATTTATATCAATTTAAATACTTAATAGACTTATCTGGGGTTGGATATAGCGCAAGGCTTAAACTCTTAACTTATTGTGGAAGACCTCTATTTATAGCTGATAGAATTTATTATTCATGGAGCGATATAGAAATATTAAAACAAAATTTACATATTCCAATAAATGGAAATTTATTAGATTTAAAAAGTAAACTATTATTTTCTGAAATATACTATGATGTCTTTTTAAGTAAAGCTAAAGAATTGCAAAATTTTGCTATAAACAATTTTACTTTCGAAAAAGCTTGCGATTACGCCTATAAATTAATATCTAATAAAATATGCAATACGATTTTTTAATAGTTGGATGCGGTTTATTTGGTGCGACTTTTGCTAATAAAGTTAAATCAAAAGGCTATAAATGTATAGTTATTGATTCAAGAAATCATGTCGGTGGAAACTGCCACACAGAAGAAGTAGAGAAGATACATATACATAAATATGGACCACATATTTTTCATACAAATAATTCAGAAATATGGAGTTATGTGAATCAATTTGCTAAATTTAATAATTTTATAAATAGACCAAAAGTAAATTATAAAAATAAAATGTATTCTTTTCCTATAAATCTCATGACACTTCATCAGCTTTGGGGCGTAAATAATCCAAAAGAAGCCGAAGAGAAGTTAAATAAAGTTAAAATAAAAATTAATAATCCTTCAAACCTAGAAGAATGGATATTATCTCAAGTTGGAGAAGAAATTTATTATACCTTCATTTATGGTTACACAAAGAAACAATGGGGAAGAGACCCCAAAGAATTAGACAGCTCAATAATTAAAAGACTTCCAATAAGATTAAATTTTAATGATAATTATTTTTTTGACTCATACCAGGGAATACCAATTGGCGGATATACTCAAATGATAGAGAATATGCTAGATGGAATAGATGTTTTGACAAATGAAAACTATTTCAATAGAAGAGATTATTGGAACACAAAATCAAAATACATTGTCTATACTGGAAAAATTGATGAGTTTTATGATTACAAATACGGTGAATTAGAATATAGGTCTCTTAGATTTGAGATTGAAAAGCACTCTAGAAAAGACTATCAAGGAAATGCAGTAGTTAATTATACGGAAAGCGAAATACCTTTTACAAGGATTGTCGAACATAAACATTTTGAATTTGGAAATCAAGACTATACATATATAACTAAAGAATACCCAGAGGAATATTCCAAAGATAAGATTCCATACTATCCAATTAATGATGAAAAAAATAATTATGCCTACAATAAATATAAAAATTTAAATCAAAAAAGTAATATAATTTTTGGAGGTAGACTAGCAGAATATAAATATTATGATATGCATCAAATAATTGGTTCAGCGATAAATAAAGCGGAGAAAATAAATGAATAATTTTTTAGAATACTTAGAGTCATTAAACAGCAAAGACTTATCAGACAGAAACAACCTTGAGGATAACATCCTAATAGATTTAGGATTAAATAATGAAGCATTGAATGAGCAACCATCTCATTTAGGTGAATTTTACGGCAAAGGCCAGGAGTTGAAAATTTGGCAGTATCCTAACCAATTTTCAAAATATTTATCATTTTTGTCAAAATATGCACACAAGATAAACTCTTATTTAGAGATTGGATGCCGACACGGAGGAACATTCATATTGACTTCAGAATTAATACATAAACTTAATTTTAATTTTGATAAATCTATAGCGTTAGATTTAATAGACGAAAGCGAAAACATACAAAAATACAGAGAAAAAAGAAAATTTATTCAATTTAAAAAAGAAAATTCAAATTCTGAAATTTTTAAAAATTATATTAAAACTAATTTTTTTGATTTAATTTTTATTGATGGCGATCATTCTTATGAAGGGGTTAAAAGCGATGGAGAAAATACAAGAGATCATTGTAACATCCAAGTCTATCACGACATATCTAATGATGTTTGCCCTGGAGTTATTAGATACTGGAACGAATTGAAAGACAGAAAGAAAGATATTTATAATTTTTATGAATTTACTGATCAATATTATGAAGTTGTAAAAAGAACAAATCGTACATATTTAGGAATAGGCGTAGCAATTAAAAAAACTTTTGATAAGGAGCAAATAAATGAATCATGAGATAGTCATATCTTGTTTTCGCGAAGACTTATCTTGGATTGAAAGTATACCATCTGATATAGATATAACTATCTACAGAAAAGATGAACATTATAATCCATATCAAGGCTTGAAGAAAAAAATTCTGTTTAAAGAAATTATTTTGCCAAATGATGGAAGAGAAACCGACACTTATTTGTATCATATAATTAATAATTATAATAATTTAAAAAAACATACAATATTTACTCAAGGAAATCCATTCCCTCATAATCCAAATTTTATAGAATTGCTTAGAGAAAAAAATAATTTTGAAGACTTACAACCATTAAGCACTCAGATTAATGTAGGTCTACCCCCTTCAAGTTTATTTGACTTAAACATAAATAATTCAATAAATCATTTTAGTAAATTAAAAATATTTTGCCCACTTATATCTATATATACCTTAGCGCCAATACATTTTTATGACCCTCCAGCAGGATGGATGTATGTAGAATCTTTAAAATTTTTATATTTAAAAGAAGGCCAATCTCCAATAAAAGAACTTTTAAAAACTTGTAATTTTAAATTAAATTTTAATAATATGAAGATATCAAGTGTTCATCATTGGTGCATGGGCGCTATTTTTTCGGTAAATAAAAAAAGAATCTTGCAACATTCAAAAAAATCCTATGAATTACTTAAGGAAATAAATAAATCAAATTATTCAATTGGTTATTTAATGGAAAGATCTTGGATGCTGTTATTTGATAATTCTCTTGCATTATAATTAAATGCATGTATCATTGTATTTAATGACTAACCACAAACTATGTCAATTTATAATTAAAAAATATATTCAAAATAATGTTAATTGGGCAAGAGAAATAAAAATAGCTCAAAAATTGACAAAAAAATATAAAGATTATAGTTTTTGGAATAATTTAAGACAGGCAAAATTGCCAAGTTTAGCTTGGTTTCTCACTGAAGAGGGTTTAGCTTTTATAAATATCGGATCCAAAGTCCAAGACATGAAAGAGCAACCCAAAGAAAAGTATTTGATATCAGATGATAAAACTGGAGAAGATAAAAAGACTTGCCAAAAACCTAAAAACATCATACAATTTATAAGATCATGGGAAGAAAACCAAAAGAAGAAATAGTAACAGACCAAACTGTTGGACCCTCTGCAAAAAACAGATTATCTTCATTCTTAAAAGAAAATAAGGATGATCATTATAATTATGAAGAAGAAGTTTATTATAAAGTTTCTACTGGTAGTTTGAATTTAGATATTGCGACTAGCGGTGGGCTATGTCCAGGATTGCATAGATTTATTGGAATGAACGAGGGTGGTAAAACTTCAGAAGCTTTAGAAGTAATGAAGAACTTTCTTAAAACAGTGAAAGACTCTAAGGCTTTACTATTTAAAGCAGAAGGAAGACTAAGCAAAGAAATCAAGGAAAGGTCTGGAATAAAATTCGTAACTTCTGCTGATGAATGGGAAGATGGCACATGTTTTGTTTTTGAATGCAATATTTTTGAAACAGTTTCTGAGCTTATGAAAGACCTCATTCAAAATAATGATGAAGGCAAAAGATATATGTTTATATTGGATTCTGTCGATGGTTTAATGACCAAAGGAGATAGTCTCAAAAGTATGACAGACGCGACAAAAGTTGCAGGTGGCGCAGTAATATCTTCTATGCTTATGAAAAAAATATCATTAGCGCTTTCTAAGCGTGGACATATGGCTATATTCATTAGTCAAGTTCGTTCAGATATTAAACTCGATCCATATGCAGCCAATAAAGATATCCGACAGACTACCGCAACTGGTGGAAATGCTCTTTTACATTTTGCTAATTGGATTCTTGAGTTTGAACCAAAGTTTGGGAAAGATCTTATACTTGAAAAACCAAATGAAAGATATGATCAAGTTAAGAATAAGATAATTGGACATAATGTTAAAATAACTATCAAAAAGTCCACTAACGAAACCACAAATTCAAAAGTCCAATATCCAATTAAGTATGGAAGAAAAGATGGTTCTTCGGTATGGAGAGAGTACGAAGTAATTGATCAAATTCTTTCTTGGGAGTTTGCTGCCGCTAAAGGAGCATGGGTTACTTTCACAGATGATATCATAGAAGAACTTAAAAAAGAAAATTTAGAGTTAAAAAAACAACATCAAGGAGTAGATAATCTTAGATCTTACTTAGAGGATAATAGACCTATTGTAGATTATTTTTATAATAAATTCATAAACACTTTGGCACTATGAGGCTTTTAAATGTTAACGGAAAACTCGTTAATAAAAATGTTCGAAGGCACTTAATTAATTGGGAAGCTAAAAGCAGAAGCAAGCTTCAATATAAATTTAAAATATTTTTTCACACTTATTGGAAAAACCATATTGTATATGAAGAGTTTCCAGTTTATGGAAGTATGCTTAAAGTGGATTTTTTAAATGCAACAAAAAAGATAGCCGTAGAGATACAAGGCTCGCAACATGAATCCTTTAACAAATTTTTTCATGATAATTCTAGATTAAAATATCTTGAAAGTATCAAAAGAGATGTCAAAAAAGAAAAATGGATAGAGGCAAATGGATTCAAGTTTATAGAATTGTACGAAGATGATCTTAAAAATTTATCTCCACAATACATAGAAGAAAAATGCAAAATTTTAATTATTTAAGTGTAAATCGATTTAGTGACTAATAAGAAAAAATTCACATTCCCAAAAAATCTACTAAAGCAATTAGACGAATGTAGTTTTGGTGGATATGTTCTATTTAATTTTAATTCTAAAGGTGATCCACAAGTTTTTACAAAATTTGATAATCAAATGAATGGTATGGCTCTTTTATATTATGTTGGTTCATGGATAACCACTGTGGATCAAATGAATATGGATGCTACAGCTGATGCAATAAACAAAGAAAACGATAAATATAATAAACCACAAGACGAAGACGAAAATTAAACAACTTTACTTGACTTTTAAAATATAAACAGTTAGTATCATATACATGATTTATTCTCTTCAAATAGAGAGGCATGTGTTAAGTGGACTCATCAAGTATCAGAACTTGTTTCCAGACGTAGATGTTTTTATGTCTGAAGACGATTTTTACCATGAAGTACACTCCACAATATACGCCGTATATAAAAACACAAAATATAAAGGCGAAAAAATAGACAAAGTTTTACTAGCAGAAAAGATTAAAAATCTCGGAATTTCATTTAAAGATGATATTAATATTTATGATTATATTGATAATTTGAGCTTTTCGCAAATAACAGAAGAAGCTACAGTAAACGCCTGTAAAGAGTTAATGAAATTAAGAATAAGAAGAGAAATAGCTCAGACTGCCGAAAAATTAAAACAATATGTGTCTAAAAACGGAGAAGAGTCAATTGATAAGATTATATCAGAAGCAGATGCAATTTATAATAATAAAATCTCTTCATACGAATCAAATGAGGAACCAATAAACCTATTCGAAAATATAGAAGACATAATAGAAGAAATTGGTAATTCCCCAAGAGAAGAGGCTGGACTAATAACGCCATATCCAGAGTTTAATAGATTATATGGTGGTTTGAAAAATGGAAATATTTACGCAATTGTGAGCAGACCTGGACAAGGTAAGTCTACATGGATAAACGACATGTGTTTCAATACCAGTAAGATACTAAAAAATAAAACTAAAACTTTAGTTTTGGATACAGAAATGCAAACACTAGATATTCAATTAAGGATGATATCTTCTATGACGGGTGTACCAATGTGGTATCTTGAAACTGGTAATTGGAGAAAAAATCCAGAGATGACAATTAAAGTTAGAGCTGCATGGGCAGATATTAAAGCACACGACTATTATCATTATCATGTAGGCAATAAAAACATAGATCAAATTTGCTCGATCATAAGAAGATGGTATCTTTCTAAAGTAGGCAGGGGAAATCAAGCCTTAATAGCTTATGATTATGTAAAATTAACTGGAGAAAAAGTTGGACAGAATTGGGCAGAGCATCAAGCGATTGGTGATAAAATTGATAAATTAAAAAGAATATCAGAAGAAATAAAATGCCCAGTTATTACAGCCATGCAATTAAATAGAACTGGAGAAAATTTTAATAGATCTTCTACTAATGTAGTAGATGATAGCTCAGTTATTGCCCTATCAGATAGATTACAATGGTTTGCTTCGTTTGTGGCGATATTTAGAAGAAAGACCTTAGACGAGTTAGCTTTAGATGGTCAAGAATTTGGAACGCATAAATTAATACCTACAAAAACAAGGTTTCAAGGAAAAGAAGCAGCAGGGCATCAAGACTTAGTAAGAAGGCTTGACCCAAATGGTAAGCAGATTTGGGCCCAAAATTATTTAAATTACAATGTGCAAAATTTTAATATAGAAGAAAGAGGCTCATTAGCAAGTATAGCCGAAAGGCAAAGAGAGCAGTACCAATTAAACGATAGAAATGAAAATGATGGAGAAATTTTATGAACGTAAAATTAATTTCCGCCACAACCCCAGAAACGAAAGGTATTTTAAATTCAGAAGATTTAGTTGCTTATTGTGCGAGAGTGAGTAATCCATCTAATCAAATGAATATGGAAACTGCGCCCAAACTTCTTAGTTTTTTAATCAAGCACAAACATTGGAGCCCGTTTGAATTAGTAGATATGACCTTAGAGATTAAAACTAGCAGGGCAATAGCCGCACAAATATTAAGACATAGATCATTTTCCTTTCAAGAGTTTAGCCAAAGATATAGCGTAGCCTATGAATTCGAGGATATAGAATTAAGATTACAAGGAGATAGCAATAGACAAGTTGGAGAAGAATTAATCCCTAAAAATAATTCAGCTTATGATGAGTTGAATGGATTAATAGCAGATAGTCTATCATTAAGTCAACATTGTTATGATTCTATGATAAAGAATGGAATAGCTAAAGAAGTAGCCAGAATGATCCTACCTTTGACAACCGAAACGACAATGTATATGAAAGGATCGCTTAGAAGCTGGATTCATTATATTGAATTAAGAACAGAAAAAAATACTCAAAAAGAACACAGATCAATAGCAGAAGAATGTAAAAATATTTTTATTAATAAATTTCCTACTATAGCAGAAGCGTTAAAATGGAAGAAAACATAAACAACATATATCAAATATTAACTAATATAGGATATTCTTTAAAGGATTGCGGAAAAGAGTATAGAACTAAACCTATTTATAGAGATAGCGACAATGATACTGTATTGAGAATATACAAGGACACAGGGTTTTGGGTTGATTTCAAAGAAAATACAAGTGGAGATTTTCCTTTGTTAATTAAAAAAAGTCTAAAATTAGACACAGAAGATCAAGCTAAAAATTGGCTTAAGGAAAAAAATTATTCAACGATAAATCATGATCCCAAAAATCAACCAAAAATAAGAGAAAAGAAAATTTTTGATACAGACCTGCTTTTGAAACTTGAAAAAAATCATGAATACTGGACGAAAAGAAACGTGAATGAAGAAACTCTTAAAACTTTTAAAGGGGGAGTAGCTAAAGCGGGAAAAATGAAAAACAGATATGTCTTTCCAATTTTTAATAGCAAAAAAGAAATCGTAGGTTTTTCTGGAAGAGATATAGGAAATGAAAGTAAAATCAAGTGGAAACATCTTGGAGACAAATCTAATTGGTGTTATCCATTATTTTTAAATTTAGAAATCTTAAAACAAGAAAGAGAAGTATATATCATAGAGAGCATAGGCGATTGTCTTTCTTTATGGGATGCGGATATTAAAAATACCATTGTGACGTTTGGCTTAGAAATAAGTACCTCTATATTAAATGTCTTACTTAAAATTGATCCAAATAAAATTTATATATCATTCAATAATGATTCTAATAAAAATAAAGCAGGAAATGAAGCCTCTGAAAAAGCTATGAATAAACTTTTAAGATATTTCGATAAAAATCAAATTGAGATAAAATTACCAGTTAAAAAAGATTTCGGAGAAATGTCTCCACAAGAAATAAAAGAATGGAAAATTAAAAATTGAAAATCTTATCTGCGTCAAGAATAAAAACTCTTGAAACTTGCTCATGGGTTTATTGGAATAACTATCATAAAAAAGTCCCTCAAACCCAAAATGAAGGAGCCCTTCGTGGAACAATTTGCCATACAATTTTTGAATTGCTATTAAACGAAAGACATTTTAAAAATTATAAGAGGATAATAAAAAAGAACGCTATAGATGGAGACAAAGGAATAACGAAATTAGTTAAAAAATTATCATTGAAAGTGGGCCTGGATGAATCTCAGTATGAATTATTAAACCAAATGATACTTGTTGGCCTTAAAGAAGATTTTTTTGGAGAAAATGGAAAGATAGTAAAGCCAGAATATGCCTTTGATATTCAAAATGATAAGCCTAAATATCATATTCGCGGATTTATGGACAAGCCTATTAAAATCAAAAAAGAAATGCATATAATCGACTACAAGAGCTCTAAATACAAATTCCGAGGAGACGAGCTAGAAGCCAATATTCAAGCCATGATGTATAGCCTAGCCAGTAAAAAGCTTTGGCCTAAATTAAAACCTATAATCAAATTTATTTTTCTTAGATTTCCTAAAAAACCTATTCAACAACTTTGGTTTAATGAAGAGCAAATCAAAGGGTTCGAATATTACTTAGAACATATTAACGAATATATAAATAATTTTGACGAAAATAGCTCAAAGGCTAATTTCGCAGTAGATAGCCAAAAGAATAAATGGATGTGCGGTATAGGGTCTTGGGTTTGCCCATATAAAGCTCCTTATGATTATTACGCTAAAATAGATAAAAGCGGAGAGATAGTAGAAACCAGCCTAAAAAATGATTTTAAAAATATTGATGGTTTTAACATAGAAGTAAGAAAATATGAAGGATGCCCAAAATTCAATAATAAACAAAGCAATTTAAACAAAGATGATTTTTTGGATTGACAAGATATATATTATAAATATAATTGATTTATGGATATATTACCTTTATTTAAATCGCACTATAGCATAGGGAGATCCATATTAACTCTTGAAGACGAAACAAACGAAAGAAAAACTTGTTATCCAAATTCTATAATAAATATTGCCAAAGAAAACTCCTTAAAAGAAATCTTTCTAGTCGAAGATAATATGACATCATTTTTACAAGCCTACACAAATTGTAAAAAAAATAATATTAATTTAAGATATGGCCTTAAGATTACTATCACAGACAATATAGAAGACAAAAGCGATGAAAGCAAAAGTAAGAATTCAAAATTTATTATCTTTTTCAAAAATGATGAGGGATACAAAAAAATAATTAAAATTTTTAGTATAGCCGCGAAAAGTGGTTTTTATTATGAGCCGAGAATAGATTATAAAACTTTAAAATCTTTATGGGACGAAAAAGACCTTTTACTGTGCGTTCCATTTTATGATTCTTTTATTTTCAATAATTTAATTAAGAATAGTTTATGTACCCCACAAATAGATTTTTGTTCACCAATTTTCTTTTTAGAAAATAATAATATTCCATTTGATAATCTTATAGAGTCCAGAGTAGTAGATTACTGCTCCAAGAACAATAATAAAACTTTGAATACTAAAACTATTTACTATAAAAATAAAAGTGATTTTAAAGCCTACCTGACTTTTAGATGCGTTAATATAAGAACTACCCTAAATAAGCCACAGTTAGAACACATGACTAGCAACGAGTTTTCATTCGAAAGCTATTTGGAGAAATTAAAAAATGGATGAACATCTTTTGAGATACGACAAAAATAAAACTTTTGTTTTTCTAGATTTTGAAACACTAAATTTATGCTTAAACTTTTGCCATAATTTACCATGGCAAATAGGCATGCTTAAGGTTAAGGGCGACTATAAAATTGATAGTAAAAATTTCTACATTAAATGGGATACTGATTTAAAAATAAGTGAAGATGCCGCAAGGATAACTAGGTACGATCATAATAAAGTAAAAAAAATAGGCATAAAAATTGAAGAAGTGTTTCCTACGTTAAAAGATTGGCTAGACCATGCAGATTATATTGTTGGGCATAATATATTAGGTTTTGATTTATATTTATTGAAAGAATTGTACCAAAAAATGGGTTGTCATTGGAATCATTTAACTAATAAAATTATAGATACCAACTGTGTCGCAAGGGGTATAAAGTATGATCTACCATATAAAAGATCACAGAATTTATTAGAGTATCAATATAAAATTTTTCACACTAGGAAAAAAGGTGTCAAAAGCTCACTGACTCTACTAGGTAAAGAAAATGGAATCGAGCACGATTATGAAAGTTTACACGATGCTCTAAATGATCTTGACTTAAATTTAAAAGTATGGAATAAATTGAAATGGCAATTAGACCTTTAATATGGCATCATTAGACAACATTTATGACTCTTTAGATCAATTAGATAAATCTAATATAGAATATTTATTGATAACAATACAAAAGGGTAAAAACCAAGGAAAGGCTGATATTTTCTTTAATCTTAAAAATGATGAGTCATTAAAAGTCCTAGCAAAAGGTTTAAAAGCGTTTCATCAAGAAATTAAAAAAAAGGGAGATGAAGGTGAATTTGATTAATCTACAAGAATTCAAGAATAATTTCTCAAATATAAACTTACCTCTTCATGGAGTAAGGCTTCCAGAGTTTATTGTAGATAACAAATATAAGCATGAGGTTGCCATAAGCGAGGATGCTTCTAATTATGATTTTTTAAGAGCATTAACTTTAAAAGGATTTAAAGCTTTGAAACTTAAAACAGATTCAAAAGAATATCATGAATATATTAATAGAATTAAATATGAACTAGATACGATTAAAGATCTTGGGTTTGTAGATTATATTTTATTAGTTTGGTATGTTATTAATTATTGCAAGGAAAGTGGTATACCAGTTGGACTTGGAAGAGGTTCAGCAGCAGGGTCTTTAATTCTATTCCTAATAGGAGTGACTCAAATAGATAGTTTAAAATACAATCTTTATTTTGAAAGATTTATATCTAAAACTAGGGCTAAAAAACAGGAGATTGATGGCGTAACATATTTGGATGGTTCATTAATGTGCGATGTAGATTTAGATATATGTTATTATAATAGGCAGAAAGTATTACAGCATTTAGAGGAAAAATTCAAAGGCAAAACTAGTAAAATTTTAACCCTAAATAGTTTAAGTGGTAGGCTATTAATTAAAGAATGTGGTAAAATAATTGGAGAAAAGCCTGAACAAGAAATGACAGAAGTTTCAGGTTTGATCCCTAAAATTTACGGACAAGTAAAAGATATTGAAGAAGCCTACAAAGAAGAACCCAAATTTCAAAAATGGTGTGATAAAAACGAAGAGATTTATACAATAGCTCTTAAATTAAGAAATTTAATCAAAAATAAAGGCGTACATCCATCTGGAGTTTTACTTTCTTATGATAATCTAGAAGAATCCTGCCCAACAGAATTTTCTAGCGATAAAGAACCAGTATCTTCATTTGATATGAGCTGGGTGTCTTTATTTAATATCAAATTAGATATTCTAGGCTTAAGAAGTATATCTGTGGTCGATGATGTATGCAAACAAATAGGCATAAAACTTACGGATATAAATTTAAATCATGAATCAATATATATACCCTTGCAAGATTTAAAAACTCCGCATGGACTATTTCAAATCGAAGCAAACACTAATTTTAGAGTTTGTAAAGACGTTAAGCCTAAAAATTTAGAAGAATTAAGTGCTGTGTTAGCTTTAGCTAGACCAGGAGCCTTGCAATTCACAGAGAAGTATGCTCGATACACAAACACTAGACAATATGAAGGCATACATCCATTTTTTGATGATGTTTTAAAACAAACTGGTGGAGTAGCTTTATATCAGGAGCAATTGATGCAAATGGCTAATAAAATTGGCTTTACATTAGACGAAGCAGAAATCCTCAGAAGAATTGTAGGTAAAAAGAAAACTGAAGAAATCAAATCTTGGAGGAAAAAGATTGAAGATAAAATCAAAGAAAATAAACTCCCCAAAGAAGTTGGAGAAATTTTATGGAAAATTTTAGAAGATTCGGCTAATTATTCTTTTAATAAATCGCACTCAATTGCTTATGCAGCTTTAGCGGCTTGTACAATATATTTAAAATTTAATTATCCAAAAGAATTCTTTTTATCATTATTAAAAATGACAAGACATGAGCCAGACTCAATTGGAGAAATTTCCAAAATACAAAAAGAAATGGCAGCATTTAATATTAAATTATTACGTCCTCATATTATAAAGTCTGCTATGGATTTTTCGATTGAAGGAGAAGATATTAGATTTGGTCTGCTATCTGTAAAGGGTATTTCAGATAAATCAATTGAAAAGTTAAATAGCTTTAGAAACAAATACTCTAATAAGTTCGAAATATTTCAAGCCGCAGAAGAAGCCAATTTAAATACTGGAGTGCTTTGCTCTTTAATTCAAGCTGGAGCTTTAACTGGGTTCAAACAATCAAGAAGCAAAATTGTTCTAGAAGCTCAATTATGGAACATTTTAAATACAAGAGAAAAGAAGTTTTGTATTTCATTTGGCGAAACAAATGATTATGATTTAATTAAAATAATTAAACACCTGAATAAATTTACCGATGAGAAGAATAAAATAGTTATTAAAGACTCTAGATTAGAAACTATCAAAAAGAAATATGAACCATATTTAAATATATATAATCAAAATAGTAAAAGTGAGAATTTTGCTAACTGGTATTATGAGAAAAGGCTTTTAGGATATACTTACGAAAAGACATTATGTGATATATTTTCAGATAAAAGAGAAAATTTAATAACAATAAATGAAGCACTAGACACTCCACAAAACAATAAAGTAGCATTTGTAGGAGAAGTTGTGTCTGTATATTCTGGCGTGTCCAAAAATGAAAAGAAAACTAAATTTATGCGTGTTACAATAGGAGACGAAACAAACACGATAGATGTACTCCTATTTAATGATTCGATAGAGAATAATAAAGCTTTAAATAATAGAAACTATGAAGAAAAAAATATTGTAATAGTTAAAGGTAATAAAAAAGAAAACGCTGTATTCGCAAATATAATCGCTATTCAAGACCAAAATATATATATGAAATTAAGCGAATTAAAAGTTTAATATAAACTTGACAAATAATTAAATGCATTATATCATCTAAATATGATATCGTTCTACAAACCTAATAGTAAAAATACAGGCACAGCTTGTAGCTTTTCGGTAAATCCGAAAGATGAATCAATATGGAGTTCATTAATCAAGCAAAGCGGCTGGAATGATTCCAAAAAAATTGGATCTTTTTCTGAAAATCAAAATAACCCGAACAAAAGTGTTAAAATTAAATTTTCGCTTACTGAGGCAGCTGGAATTATAAATTCTATAGAAAAGAACACGGAGTTTTCTGCGTACCATACTTCAGATAAACAAACAATACAAATTAAATTAAGCCCATATATTAGAGAAGAAAAGCAGGTTGGGTTTTCTTATTTTGTATCAAAAACTGATAAGCAAAATAGCGAAAACAAACAATCATATGTTATTGGATTTTACTTTAATGAAGCCATGCTTTTAAAACAATTTTTAGTTTATGCACTAAATAGCGTCTTTGAAGCCCAAAGAATAGAAATGATTAAAAAGCTAAAAAATAATCCCAAAGAAGACGCTAAAACTCCTCTTAAGGTAGAAGATAACCAAGATGGCGATCTTTGGTGAAGAAGAAGAAATTATTATATCAATCTGATTTTACTTTGGCCAAAACTGGTTTTGGCAGAGCTTCAAAAGCTTTACTGTCCTATCTATATAAGACTGGCAAATATGATATAACTCATTACTCATGCTCTTTGCCATATAATCATCCAGACTTCTCTAGAACTCCATGGAAGACTGTAGGGGCTCTGCCTAATAATAGAAGAGAATTTGAAGACATACAAAAAGATCCAAATTTAGCAAGAATGGCTAGTTATGGTGCGTACAACTTAGATAAGGTCATTAAAGATGAAAAGCCAGACGTTTATATTGCTGTACAGGATATTTGGGGCATAGATTTTGCTATAGAAAAAAAATGGTTTAATAAAATTACTTCAGTTTTATGGACGACTTTAGATTCATTACCTATTCTTCCTACTGCAATTGAAGCTGCTAAAAAAACAAAAAATTATTGGATTTGGAGCAATTTTGCCACAAAAGCTTTGAATGAAATGGGACACAAAGACGTAACTACTATGCACGGACCTTTAGAAACAAAAGACTTTTATAGATTAAATAATTCAGAGAGACAAGATCTTAGAAAAAAATATAACATACCTTTAGATGCTTTTATTGTTGGTTTTGTATTTAGGAATCAATTAAGAAAAAGCGTACCAAATCTTTTGGAAGGGTATGCTTTATGGAAAAGATCTAATCCCCAAATCAAAAATACATTCTTATTGTTGCATACTCATTGGGGCGAAGGTTGGAATATTCATAGGTTAGCTCAAGAATATAATATTGATCAAAGAGAAATATTGACTACATATATTTGCAAAAATTGTGGACAATATGAAATAAAACCATTCCATGGACAGGATATAAATTGTAGATTTTGCGGTACAGAAAAATCTCAAATAACAACAAATGTTGGACTTGGAATCACAGAAGAACAATTAAATCAAGTTTATAATCTTATGGATGTTTATTGTCACCCCTTTACGAGTGGTGGTCAAGAAATTCCCATACAAGAAGCTAAACTAGCAGAACTTATTACTTTAGTAACAAGCTATAGCTGTGGAGAAGAGCTCTGTCAAGAAGGCTCTGGAAGTTTGCCTTTAGAATGGTCAGAATATAGGGAGCATGGAACTGAATTTAGAAAAGCATCAACCAAACCTAATTCAATAGCTAAACAACTTAACAAAGTATATAACATGACTGAATCAAAAAAGCGAGAAGCTGAAAAAAAATCAAGAGATTGGGCTATAGAAAATTATTCAGTAGAAATTATAGGAGAAAAAATATCTAAATTTATAGATGATGCACCATTCACTGATTATGATTTTTCAATTCAAGAAGAGAAAAAAGACCCGTCACATATTATACCTGATATTAAAGACAATAAGGATTGGCTTTTATACATGTATCATAATATCCTTAAAATGAAAGAAATCAACGAAAATGATGATGGCTATAAATACTGGACTAATGAGATTAGTAAAGGCGTAAAAAGGGACGTAATAGAAAAATATTTTAGAGAAATAGCAGCTAAAGAGAACGAGAAATCCCACAATGATTCATTCAACGATATGTTCTCCAAAGAAGACGAGGGCAGGAGAATACTTTTTGTGATGCCTCAAAGCGCTGGTGATGTATTTTGGTGTACTTCTCTATTTTCTTCAATTAAGAATATGTATCCAGACTATAATCTATATTTCGCTACTAAAAAAGAATATATGGAAATCCTAGATGCCAATGAGTATGTTCATAAAGTAATAGAATATAATCCAATTATGGATAATCTTCTTTGGTCGGAAGGCTTTGGGGAGCATAAAGGGTATTTTGATATTACCTTTTTACCATATATCGGCACACAAAGAATATTGAATTACTTGCATAATGGTAAAGATAAAATAGATTTTGATATTAAAAACTTTTAGTAAATGAATCTATATTGTGAAATATCAGCTGGAGAGTTAATAGATAAAATATCTATACTTGAAATAAAGTCTGAAAAAATAAAAGATCAAATTAAATTAGAGCACATAAATAAAGAAAAATATATCCTACTCAAAGAGTCTGAAAAATTAAATCTTTATCAAAAATGGTTGGAAAAAATAAAAGAAGTAAATTTAAAATTATGGAAAATAGAAGACTCTATTAGAGAGAAAGAAAGAAAAAAAGAATTTGACCAAGAGTTTATTGAATTAGCTAGATCAGTTTATTTTATAAATGACCAGAGGTTTAATATTAAAAATGAAATTAATTCATTCTATAGATCAAATATAATAGAGCAAAAGAGTTACGAAAAATATAATTAATATATGCATATACTAGAACAATACGCTGTAAATTGCGGAGCTAAAGTTAGCAGACCCTATATTTTGGAAGAATATTATCCAATTGCTTTTAAGGAAAAATATATATGCATACATTCTGGAAGTGGAATGGAGTCTAAAAATTATGATTATTTCCAAGAAGTAATTGATTTAATGATGCCTCATTTCCAGCAAAAACAAATTAAAATTATTCAAATCGGTGGACCAAATGAAAAACTTATAAGAGGATGTCTAGACGCAAGAGGTTCCTCTAAAAGACAAATGGCTTATATAATTAATAATTCTCAGTTATATCTTGGCAACGACACAATGAGTTTACATTTTGCCTCATATTATCAAAAGAAAATAGTTTGCGTATCCACGGTATTATATAAATCCAACTTTTATCCTTATTGGAGTAAAAAAGAAGATTATACTATTTTAGAATCCCATCGTAATGGGAATAAACCAACATTTTCTGCTCAAGAAAATCCGAAAACAATTAACTTAATAAATCCAGAAGATATAGCTATCGAAGTCTTAAACAAACTAAATATTAAAAATAATTTAAATAAAATAAAAACAATTTTCTTAGGAGAATTTTTTAATCATTTAATATTTAATGTTGTGCCAGATCATTTGGTCCAAAAAAATGCTACAATAAACCATATTATTTCTAGGATGGATCTGCTACATAACGAAAAGATTTTAAATGAACAGCTTAAATTGATAAAGACAGTGATAACTTGCAATGAGCCAATTGATATCGACTTATTGAAAAATAATAGAGACAATATAATAGCTGTAAATTGTTTCGTCCAAGACGAATTTATGCTGCCTTTTGTCAAGAATTTGAAAAGTTTGAATATCAAATATCAATTATTTTCATACTTAGACAAAGAGAATTTAAATAAATACAAACTGGATTACATTGATTATGGAAACATAATGGAAATACCTTTAAAACACCAAAAAGCAGAAGACCAAATAAATAAATTTAAAAACAAAGACTTGACTTTTTTTTACAAAACCAATAATTTTGTCCTTAGCAAAGGAAAAGTTTATTTAAGTGAAAAAGCTTTTTTTGACGACAAACCAGTAGAGTCATTAAACGCCAATGTTCAGGAGTTTTATACCAACGAAATCATTAATGAAAATCCAGATAAGTTTTATATATTTGGAATGGACTTGACAAAATAATAAATCTATCTTAATATTAAAGAATGGAAAATTTAACATCTACTACGGTTATTGGTGCAAATATTCAAATAGCTAATCAAGAGTCAGATCCCGCTTGTAAGAACTGCCCACCAAAAACTGTAACAAGAAATACATATGGTCTATTAGAAGATCAAGACATAAATTATATATTCAATGATGATGGCCAAATAAACTGGAGAGGTATGGTGAAGCATCAATATCTTGTACCTAACAGACAAAAGACTCAAGAGACAGATGTTTCCAAATTAGAAGACAAAGACTTACTTATCCTTTTAGGTGGTATTAAAGAGTTGGCGCAAATTAGAGGATACATAGATGTCAGCTATAAGGTCGTGGCTGCTTCAGAAAATTATTTCGCGACTAGCTGTAAAATTACTTGGATACCTAATTACGAAACCCAAAATAAAGTAGTGACTTTTGAAGCTCTTGCAGACGCCTCGTTGCAAAATACAAAAAGCTTTGCTAGATTCTTTTTGGCTGCAATTGCTGAAAATAGAGCCTTTGTGAGATGCGTGAGAAATTTTTTAAAAATAAATATTGTAAGCCAAGAAGAGCTAGGAGATGCAAAACTATTAGATGAAGCAGTAACTAATGAAAATCCAACTTCGCCCTATTCTCTGCTAGAAAAAGTTATGAAAGAAAAGTCGATAACTTTTGATATCTTAAAAAATAGGCTTATCAAAGAAAAATTTGATAATGCAGAAAATATTAATTCTATGAATGATATACCCAAAACAAAAATATTTGAATTAATAGAAAGACTTAAAAAAGTTAAGGCGTAGGATCGAAAAGAGCGTCAACCGTTAAAAGACATTCACTCAAGCCTGTATTACTAGCATATAAACGGTCTATGGTCATTAAATCTTCTCCATTTGAGTCGTATCCGCCCCAACTAATTAATTCACCCGCATCTCCAGTTATTGCCGTAAAAATAAATGGATTTAGAGAATCCATTATAAATGTATTATCTGGAGCGCTTGAGCTGTTGGTTTTTACAGTTGTCTTGTAGTCAGTGGAGACACCCAAAGCTAATACTTTTCCACTTAATGGATTAAAAGAAAAATTGACAAGAGCATCATTTACTCCAGTTGCTATAGTTTCACTTACAGCTTCTTTTGCTCCAGCAGTAAGTATTTCGTTTCTTGTGTAAGCGCTCTCTAATCCTGCAGTTGTCTTTGTAATAGTAATGGTGAATGGCATACTGACATTAGTTACACTTTAGAAGAAATTTGTGAAGTATAAATTTTAAGACTGTTTCCATGGAAAATCAATTGGCGGACTGCTTAGGCATGGACTCATAGTTTCTGCGGATCCATTCATTCCTACTGATCCTAATGCCATAGGGAAAGCAAAAGATAAAATTAATAATGCTATATCAAAAGCACTATAATTTCCAATGCTGTGTACTGGTACAAGCCCACCGAATAGATTCAATCCGCCTACAAAACCAATTTGTGATGTTCCGCCAGTGTAACCAGTAGTAAATCCCTTACTTTGTATTATTATTTTAGGGTAATAACACCAAATTGATTTGCTTCGGCAAATATATGGGCCGAAAATTGATCCTTCTTTTTTTTCATTTAAATACATGTTTCTATATGGTGTACCAGCTCTTGTAATTGGTATTAGATTATTACTACTGCCACTGCCTATTATACTGCCCATAGCTAGACCACTCCCGCCACTAACAAATTTAGATACAATATAGTCAGTAAAATCAATATGTATATAATTTGGAATTGAAGATAAAGCAAATAATGGATTACCTGAAACATTTTCTAAACTTTTTAGAAATTCATTTTCACTATCTTTATATTTTGGATATTTTGTGTCTCTGGAAAAAATTGCTTGAATTATCTTATCTTTTTTAGCAGAATATCCTTGAATATTTTGAATATAGGTTTTTAATAATCCTTTGTCTATACCTTTGTAAGGAGAAAGAAAATATCCACTTCCACCAGCATATTGATTTTTACATAAAATTTTTTCTTTTGCTTTTCCTAAACTTTTTTTAAATTCATCTCCGCTTGATAAATTTATCATGTCTTTATAAATTATTTTTTTCTTTTTTTCATCTGCCATAGGATAGAGTCTATTTATTACTTGATTAAACATTTTGTCTACACTGTCGAGTTTCACGACCTCTTCATAAAAAAACATTTTAGACACTCCCATTTTTGGTATTATTATTGAACCAGATGATCCTACTTCTCCATTTATTGCGTTATTTATTATCACGGCAAGAGCCATACAAACCATTAAACCTACTAATGATTCTGTTGGTATACCAAATAAAGCACCTATTGTCAAGGGACTTATATATCCAACCAAAAGAGAACTAAATTGTATCTTTGCTCCAAAACTATTATAATAAATATTTGCAAAAGAATTTTCTGTAAATGAAATTGGTCTATTAGTTAAAGGACCATAAAGATTTTGAATTGACCCTCCAAAAGATGTTTTGCTTTTTTTATCATCTTCATAAATTTTTTTAAAATCTTTATCATTTTTATGAAATTGATCATCTTGAATTTGTTTACCAGCCCCATTTTTAAAAAAAACATAAGAATTATTTACTGGCACAGCATTAAGCATAGGAGTTTTATTAAATATAGATTTATTATCTCCAAAATCTGGGTCCCAATTAGGAGAAAGAATTTTATTTATTTTAGAGGCGCTCATTTTAAGCGCCAGCGCCAGTTTTATACCAAAAAAATGGTTGCAATAATGCTTGAGTTGGATAAGAGACGGGAGTTCCATCATAATTAAAAGTAGTCATCATGATATTGTCGCATAATACTCTAATAAATTTTTGAGTTTTTGCACTTTCTCCACTTCCAAATGTTATAGTTTGCCCTTCTTGGTTGTCATCGTTAGTGCAATAAGCTATAGGAACCATTGCTGCTTTTTGACTTCTGTAAAGAACATCATTTTCTGGCATTCCGTCTTTATCAAATTTAAATGGTGGATTAAATATAAATGGTTCAGGATAACCGCTCCAACCATAAACTGTTCCTTTATTTAATGGAACAGTTATAATTTCTGCGCCAGTTGGATATAAATTTGGCCCTACATGAATTTTTAATATTAGAGCTTCAAATTCTTTTATTTCAATCATTTCCATTAAACCATTAATTACATGACCGCTTATGTTTCCTTCTTTTTGTTCAATTTTATCTAAAGTACCTGTTTCTACATATCCAGAATAAACCATCATATCTTTAAGGTTAAAAGATCTATAAATAACTCCTGGTTTTACAATTGCATAAGTTTTGCCCCCGCTAACTAGACTAGTTGGTTTGAACCAATTGCATTTGCAACAACTACCTCCGCCTATACTTACTGGTGTATAGATCATATTGGTAAATTAACACTTTTTATCATAATTCCAGAAGACAAAGTATTATTGTTCAACGTAATTTTTAATTCTGCAATATCTTGACTTTTGTCACTGTTTTGGTTATTGTATCCCACAGTTATATTATAATTATTTATTGAACTATCGTCTATAAATTCTGTAGTATATATATATCTATCAAATTCTTTATATTTTGGATTAGTTAAGTTTAAATAATATAAATTATCAGAAGAAACTTTTACGTTCCACATAGGGTTTTCACCGTTAAATGTCCTATATCCTAATACTACTCCTTCTATATTTCCTTCCACAAAATCATTATATGTTTTTTTCATATATCCTGTGACTGATGTTTCTCCTTTAAACCACCCAGTATAGTACCCTGTAGGGGTCAAAGTTGGATAATAACTTACTCCACTAACTAAAAATTCTCCATTTAGTAATTTTATTTTTTCTTGCCCTCCTTGAGATGTTATTTTTATAAGGTTGCCTTCTTCTCCAGATACTGCTGATTTTAGAAGTAATGCCTTGCCACTATAAATTCCGCTTTTCACTATTTCAGAAGTCAATCCATAAGCTCCAGATCCAGAATTTATTGTGTTATTTAATGTTTTTAAGCTATTAAAGTAAGAAGGTGGATAAAAACCAATTTCATTTGCGTAAGAAAAACTTTGTATATTATCGCTGGATTCAATAGTTATTGTTTCTAAAAATTGCGGGTTATTATAAATTAAATAATTATATGCATTTTTATATCCAGTAGGTCTTACTTGTCTAGCTGGGGTAATTCTTGTGCCTTGAACAACATCGTCGTAATAAAATGTGTTAATCGCATGATTTGAAACAAGTCCAGTTATAATTGCTGTTCCTAAAATTCCACCTCTAGGTATTCCAACATTTATAAATTCTCCAGTTATTATACCGCTTTGTTCTATATATACAAAACCGCTACCATTATTCAACGCATAATTCAATATAGTAATTCCAGCAGTCGCTCCAAAAGGCGAGTCCTCTCTTACAACCAAATGTTTTTGATTCCAAGGCAAAGTTCCAGTCGTAACATAATTGACTTCTTTATTGAATTTTACTTTAAATTCTTCTGGATAATAAAAATTATCTTTTATTACCTCTATGCCAGAATATATTCCTGTATAAACTTTAGATCTAGAAGTAATTGGTGGAGTAATTTGCGTTATATCAGACGCTATCATTGTAAAATCACTTGGATTATAAGTTCCATTTACTCCATAACTAGACCCAGTAAATTCACTGCTTAATTTATACATTGATGTAGAATTTCTAAATTCTTTTATTTCTTCTATTGGTTTAATTTCTCTTCCAATTTTATCAGTAAAATATTGATTATCTAAAAATTTTCCTAAAGTTGTCCCTGAAGCTATATACTCGCCACTTTCATTAGTTTTACCTATATCTTGGAATTCTCCGTATCCGACTATTCTAGGGTATGTATTTCCCGAATAAAGCGCTCCATTTATATCTGCTCTACCTTCTAATACTATTGTGTTTTTATCAAGAGTTATTTTATGATTCTGAAATAAAGAAATTTTTTTAATTAATGTTTTATTTTGAGGTATAACTACGGGCTTGTTAGCTAAAGGAAAGCTAGCACTTTCAAAACCGCTTAATAATATTCTTACGTATTTTGGCATAAATTTTTAATTTGGAGCCTCTACATTTTCGTCAAATGGATAGTCAATAGAGGAGGATGATGAAGAAACTGGTATTGGTATAGTGTTAGAATTTGAATTATTATTTTTGCAAGTAAATTTTGAGACAGTATTAATTGATTCAAAAACTGGAGAAATTGCATTTCTTATAAAATTTCCATCCGCAAATTGAGATGCTTTTTGATAAAACGAAATACTGTGATCTTCTTCAAAAAAAGACTCAACTTCGTTTAAATTTAAATTTAAATTTTTGTCAGAATATATAAAATTAAAAAATGCTTTTTTAGATCCTTCATTATTCAAAGCTTCTTTAATATTTTTAATTTGTTTGTAAAAACCTGTGATCTCTACGCCTATAGGAGGAGTATAATACTTATTCAACATTTTGCAATCATCTTCTGGATTATGAAAAGTTTCCAATAACGGAAGATTATTGCTTATGATATTTATCACTTTCAAAGATTCATTTGTCCAATTAACGTAAGGAACGCTTTGAATATTTCCAAATTCATCTAGTGTATTTTTAGATCCAGTTATATAGCTTACAATTTCATTCAAACAAGATCTCTCATATTCTTTTTCTTTTGGAAAAATTTTAATCATATCTGAAATTAAAATTCCAGTGTCTCTTGTCAATTTTTGCCCAGAAATATAAAAAGGATTATCAGAAAAATAAATATTAGACATTTTATTTAATTCATTTTGACTTAAAAATCCACTTATAAATGATAAAAAATTATTTTTAAAAACGCATAAAGAATTTTTGTTACTATAAGAATAATCAATAAGATTTAAAACTTCTACACCCACATTTTGGCAACAAGGAAAAACAATTGGATCAATATATATTGTTTTAATATCTGTTTTATAATCTCCTGGATAATAAAAACCAATTATAGAATTATTTTCTCCATAATTTATATATTTATTTTCTCGAATTGGCATGTAAGTATTTCCAGATTTTTGAGAAAGAATAATTTTATGTTTTGTCAAAAAAGTATTTGTGCTATTTGCGTCTCCAGATAAAGTTATTCTAAAATTATTTTCTACAAGATCACAAGTTTCAAAATTTTGATTTCCGCAAAGTTGAGGATTTAAAATTGTTAACGTTTTAGATAAACTCTCTGTTGTTTGATGAACGGTAATTCCTACAGAACCAAACTTTAAAAGAGAAACTTCCCCAATGCTATTTACCAAAGCTACAGACTCGTTAGAACTAGTATAGGTTATTGGATCAATTAAATTAGTGCTAGTTACATTTAAATTGAAGTTTTTATCTCCAAATAATTTATTTGGAATATCTGGAAAGTTTAAACTCATTTTGCCTTTATCCTTTTATTTAATTACACTTTTAATTTTCAGATAAATAATCATAGAAAGCTAACCTATAAGTACTTACTTGCTGCTCAATGGTCATAGTTTCAGTTTTAGTATTTTGTTCTTTTTCAGTCTCTTTTTTGCTCTCAGTTCTGCAACCAGATGGATTGATGGAGGACCAAACCCCAGAGCAGCACCATCCAGTTTCTCTTATAAATTCCTTATATTTTCCAGTACAACAATCTCCACTAAATCCATAAAATGGAGCTTTTGTAGCTTCTTCATCAAATAATAATTCCAAATTTTCTCCACGAGATCCATATTCGTCTGTGATTAATTCTCCTGGCCAAGTAGGGCAATCGACTTTAGCAGTCGAGCAGTAATTAAATGCGTTTCCACTTCCAGACAAGCTTTTTGTATCGAATATAAAGTCTACAAATCCACTCCCACATTTTACGCCAAAACCAGTTCGATTGGGTATGCAATAAATATTTTCTTTTGTAGCGTCTTTTTTATAATCTCCAGTACTTAATGGAGATCTAGATGCTATTCCAGAAACTAATTCTCCTAAATCTTCTACGTCAGCATATGGAATTGATTCTACATCTGAACCAATTTTAATAACTCTTTTTTGAGTCACTTCTGTAGATGAAATTTTATCATATTTTATATTAAATACGTCTTTAATTTCAGCATCTGAATTTTGAATATAAGTATTTACTGGCAAACGATTGTCTGAACCAACAACATCCGTCCAAATTTCTCCGTCATCAGAGACTTGCATCTTAACGACTTTTGGTAATAGATATGGGTATACTACATTTCTATTCATTAAATCTAATTTTATATTAAATGAACCTATTTTACCACTTTGTAAAGCCGCTAATCCGATAGTATATTCTCCACTATTATTTATACCTAAATTTTTTCCTGTTAATAAAGGTCCATATAAAAATTCTATTTCTTTTGCATATTTCATTGGTATCCAGCTATAATAATTCTTAAGGGCAAGATTTTGATTTATTTTAGAAGTTAATTCATCTACGCCACTCCAATATTCGTCTCCTAATAAAGTTTTTGAGAATATAAATTCTTTTTTAAGCGGTCTATAAGCAGGTGGAACCCCAACTCCATATAAATTAAGATATATAAATTGAAAATCATAAGGATATTGTTCAAAAATTATTTTGTCTCCTTCAAGTAAAGATTCTTTTTTAAATTTTATTTCTCCAGAATAATAAGAATTATTATACTTCAAATTTACTGCTCCTGCACTTAAATCATCTAAGAAAAATACATTAGAATATATTGCATCTCCACTTTCTTGGTAAGTTATGCCGCTATATAATTGAGATTGTATAACTAACTCTGGATCTTCCCATTTTATTTCGCCAAGAGCAGCTTGTTGTTGACAAAAACAGCAAGTGCTAAATAAATTATCATTTATAGCAATTGTATAGAAATTTTTATCTGATGGATCAGCCAAATATGTTATACTTTGCATTGCTGCATCGGCATTATCAAGATTATTAGCTAAGTTAGTAGCAGTCATCGTTTGTCCTGCAGAAACATTTGCAATTTCATATTTATTTTTTGGTAAAGCTGTTCTTGGAACATCCATTTGAGATATTCCTGATTTTTTATAAGCTTCTGCTAATCTGCATATAAATTTTAATTTTAAAGTACAAAATGGGTCGGTTAAAGTTGCTTTGATCATATCTGTATTGCAAAGATCAATAAAATCTCCACTATATTCTTTATAAGTTAAATTAGGAGCATCAAAATTTAAAACTCCACTTATTCCTTTTGAAAAATCAATACTGAATGCTTTTGGATCATCAGATGATAATTTTTCATATCCAGAACCAGGAATTAATTCTGCGTAATCTAAATTATAAGTAGCCCAAATTACGTCTTGATTGTCTATATAAATTTTTTTAAATTTTTCTCCGTTCAAATATTCTAAATTTATTAATAATGAACTAAAATCTTGACTTCTAGAATCAAGAAAATCCTCTTGATTTCCAGATAAAATTGCTGCATATTTTCCTGGCTTTAATAAGCTAACAAATCCAGTTATTTCTCCAGAAATATAATCAGCTTTTTTATAGAAAACTTCATTTATTATATTTCCATTTTCGTCGGTTTGTGGATTGCTGCTTTGTTCTTCCGACATTATTTCAGACAAAATTAAAGAATAAGATTTAATATCATAATTTTTATTATTAGATGGATTTTTTTGATACTCAAATAATATTGGTACACCCAATGGTTCTGATAAACTTGCTATAGGTCTAGATATTTCAAATTCAGTTTTAATGAAACGATAATTTGGTAAAAATTCAATATTATTTTCATAATAGTTATTATAATAGACTTTATTATGAACGCTTAAATTTTTAATTATAGATTTTTCTTTGAATAAATCATTTAATCCTAAGATTGCGTTTATTGGCGGAGCTAAATCTTCCACTACTAGATTCATTGGTATTGGTTGTTTAGGCATATTATAAAAATAACCAGTTCTTAAAATTTGAGCATTTAATTCTATATCACAATTTTCTATAGTATCTTCTTCAAAACCATATAAATTTAAATCTAAAAGTAAGATATGCTCTTCACCAATTTGAGGTAATTTAGCGTTATAAAAAATATCATTTGAACTCTTTTTATATTTTTTAGGCCTATAATCTATATATTTAGATGTATTTTGTAAAAAAGTTTCTAAATTGCCCGATTCAGTTGAAACATTGAAGACTTTTCTTTGTTCAATCCCCAAATGAGTCAAGGATTCGTCTTGTGTTATGATAAATTCAGTACTTCCAGCATTTTTGATTGTAACTAATCCTAGACTATTTATTGTGGCTACAAATTTATTTGTGCTATCGTATCTAATTGGGTTAAGATTATTTGAAGTCACATTTAAATTAAAAGGTGAAGATCCAATTTTTTTGAAAGCTATAAATGGAATATTTAATTCTGTTTTATTTTTTATTGAAATTGATTGAGATATTATTTGGGCAGCATTATAATTTTTTGTCGCTTGTTGGGAAGCGGATATAATTACATTACCAACGTCATTTATTTGCAAATAATTTTCGTCCACAATAGAAACTACATCTTCGTTTGAACTAGAAAAAATTATAGGATTTGAAGGATTATTTGTCGTTGCAGTTAATTTAATTGGTAATTGGTCTAAAGCTAGAGATCTAGATTGTAATTGAAAATTAATAATTTGATTGCCCTTGTCTATTAATATAGATCTAGAAGCAGATGATGATAAAAATTTATCATCCTCAAGGGCTGTTGCTGTTATTTCAGCCGTTCCAAATGATAATATTTTTGCCACACCATAAGAATCAACATCAACTATGGGATTAGAAGAAGAGTATTCAATAACTGCGTCTGGATTATTTGAAGTTACATTTAAAGAAAATCTACCATCACTAGCTTTTTTTGATGAAATGTTTGGAAAAATTAATACAGATTCATTTTTTTCTATATTAATTGTTATAGTTTTAATATAGTCATTATAAGATAAACCTCCAGCTAGATAAATAGTCAAATCAATTGATCCAGCTTTTTTAAATAAAATTGTCTTAGAGATTGAGTTTATAGAAGCTGTATCATTTTCTGTGTAAATTTTGTTTAATCCATTATTTTTAGCTTCATAAGCTTCAGTTGTTGTATCAAATGGCTTGCCCAAACAAAAAACTGGATCATATTTTAAATCAGAAACAAAATTAAACGGCAAAAAGTTTTGATATTTTAAATTATAAGTATCAGACAAAACTGAATCTTTCTTTGCTTCAGAGCCAAGTTGAAAATCTCCGCTTATATTAACTTTACTCAAAGATAAAAATGATGTAAATTTGCCATATTTATATTTTCTTGAAGCTGGAATTTCACAAGATATTTCATAAAATTCTCCTGAATTTGGTAAGTATTTTCCTTTAGGAATTTCTAAAAAATATTCTCCACTAGAATTGCCAGAAATACTTATACCTGCATTTAAAAATCTAGCTTCTTCTACAAATTCAAAATTTATTCCTGTTAATAAATTTCCTGTATTTTTAAAAAGTTTATTGTCGAAATATCTATTATTTTTAATAAAGGCATTTAATTTTATTGGAGCTTTGAAAGATCCTGTTATAGTTGAAAAAAGACAATTTGTTTCTAATTGTTCAATTGATATGGTTTCCATGATATCTGCTCTTGGATTATATTCGTCGTTTTCAGATTGGTAGCTTATTATGGTTGTGTTTAATTGGTCGGCATATACTGTGCTATATACTCCAGAAAAATATACTTCATTTAAATTAGGCTTATTAATTCTTGCTAAAAATAAATTTTGATTTGAAGGTTCTGTGGTTTTTATTTCATAAGACGAGGCTATTGTTTTTTCATAATATTTAATTTCTTCGTTTATTTGATTGTAATATGGAAATGGACCAATAGAATTTCCAACTTTTATTCTTTCGTCTATTAAAATTTCTGAAGCTACTCCTGTAATATCAAACTCTTTTTTGCCTAGTGGATTAAAATTTTTTCTTACAATTTCAAAATTTATTACGTCAAATGGAAGCGATTGGTCTTTATATTTACCATCAGATTCATGATAAATTCTTAAACTTACGTTTCCTTTCTTTTTTGGCTCAATAAGTAGTCCGTGATAATAAGTAAAACCTCGAAAATTTATTGGCGTTAAAGAATTAAAATTAAAATTATTGCAATTATAATCTGTTTCACATATATTTGCCGAATCGGGTTTTGGGATAGAATTTAATAATTCATCTTTTAAGCCCGTAAAAAAGTATGCGGTTGCTATAGTTGGGTTACTTGACTCTACTTTTAATGGATAAATATTATCTAAAATTAAATCTTCTATATAGTATCCAGAATATCCATCATAAATTGAGCTATACTCTTTAATACAAACTGACCCACCTTTTGTATATAACGTTCCCGTCGAAGGATTAATTCCTGTAAAATTTATATTTTCAGCTTCTTCTATAGTATATTCTACATCTAAAGGCGTTGGCATTATGCTAGTTTCATTTAAAGAACCTGCTTCTCCCTGGATCTCAAATATTGCGGTTCCAGCTTTAAATACATTGAAATAAGCTATTGTTTTATAATCAAAAGAATCATCAATATAATCTAAGGCTATTTCAGCTGTACCATCTATTTTTTTTATTTTTGTTTTTACATAAGGGTTAATTGTCCAAGATACTTGTATTTTATTGCCAAATATTAAATTTCTTGGTGCTGGCTCTAATATGATTTTTGGCCTTTGTATAGCTGGTACATATATTGGCATAATTATTAGTTCACTCCTTTCTCCTTGTATATTTTACACATTAACTAGAAGAAGACGATGAAGAAGAGCTAGAGCTACTACCCTCAAATTCTGTAAAAATAGAATTCATAATTCTTTTTTCTATTTTAGGGAAATTATACTCATCGGCATCGTATTCGACTACTTCGATTTGATTATATATTCCAGAGTATATTTTATGCAAATAGCTCTCTAATGGTATAAATGAAATATCACTTAAGACCTTAATTCCGCTTATACCTTTATTCACTATACCTGTTCCAGAGTTTATATTTATAAAACTATAAATATCACCTGAATTTAAAGATATATGAGTTTCATCAATTACGCCAGTAGAAGTATATGGTCTAATTTTTTTGTTTATGTTTTTGACATAATCTAATAAAAATAAATTTTTAAAATTTGGCATATGATCTCCTATTTATGCTCCTAAGTCCATTTCTTCAAAAAACTTTTCATATATAACTGAAGTAGATTGACTCAATATAAAATTTTCATTTTTTAAATTTCCAGTTTCAGTTAAAAATATATCAGATTTATTATTCAATATTTTAATTGGATCATAATAAATTTCTATTTGACCAGAATAAAGATTATTTTCTCCTGTAATTAAATTTGTTTTTGTTACGCATCCAGGGCAATAGCTTAGTTTATAGCCTATGTCTTTATATGACTGTAATCCTCCAGAAGGCATATTATTATCTAAAAATCCGCTAGTTCTAAAAGATATTTCATTAATTTTTTCATATAAATTTTTTAAATTACTCCAATTATTTTCTTGTACATTATTATTTTCTTGAGAATATATTAAATTGTTTCCAAAATAATCAATTATAAATTTTTCAGTTTCTACTACCTCTTTTTTATTTATCAAATTGATTGTTAAAACATCTTTTCTTAAATGAATTTTATTTATTGATTTTTGGGCATCATCTATTGGTGAAGATAGGATAGCTAAAATGCCATTATCCATTTGAGTATAAGAGCTGTTTAGATTTTTTAATATAAAAGATTCGTCAATCATTTTATTTGGTAAAACATATTTTTCTCCATCATGTCTTGCGCCAAAAATTAATAATTTTATATTATATTTTAATTTATAATTTTTTGTAATTACTTTTATTTCTCCTCCACAATATTCTTTTGTTTCGCTTAAATAATATAAAGTTTTAATTTCAGAACTTTTGGGAAGAGTTAACTCTAATGTTCTATTAACGCCTTCTACTCCATAAGATTTTATATATTTTTTGTTTAATAAAGTTTTTTTATTTAAATCTAAATATATATTTAATCTATCATTTTTGTTTGAAAAATCTGATTGGTCAAAAATATAAGTTTTATTTTTTTCTATATAAAGCGTAGGTGCTTCTTTATTATTTACTATAAATGTATTTTTGTCTCCTTTTTTGAAATAAATATTTCTTTCACTTTTATGGTCTTGTTTAACTATAAAATTTGGACCAATATAAAATAAAATTTTTATTGAGCTTGCTCCGCCTTCATTAGAAGCAGATATTTCGCTAAAGTATTCTCCAATGCCAGCTGACGAAGCTGATCCAGAGATAATTCCCGTAGTCTGATCTATTTTAAATCCTTCTGGCAAATCAAAACCTAAAAATTTATTTGCACCTGGACAATCTATTTTGTATTCAAAAAATTTATCTATTGGCAGTTCAATTCTTCTTCCATCGTATTCTATTGATGGAGGTATTTTAATTAACAATTTTTTAGTTGAAACTATTGAATTTTTTGTAACAGATATTATACATTCAAAAAGTCCATTTATATTTTTATTTGATACTGAACCAGAAATTAATAAACTATTACTATCAAAAGATAATCCAGTTGGTAGATTAGACACTGACACTTCCAAATTATTTAAATTATCTTCATCAACATTTATTTGATATTGAAAAATTTCGCCATGTCTTAAATTTTTTTCTAATTCCGTATTTAATATTTTTGTTCCAATAGAAATAATTAAAGATTGAGTATAACTAACAGAACCTTTATTAATTTTTAATAAAATTGCAGGTAAAATTTGCCCAGAATTCTCCAACATAATTCCCGCAATGCTTTTAGTTAAACCATTATAGAATACTAAATTATTTGGAATATTACCTAAAACCTCAAATGAATCAGGTTCACCTAAAACTTGAAAAGGATAATAAAAATAACTATTTCTGTTTGCAGAAACATATTGAGGACTAGTGATTTTTAAAGAACTAAGTTTAAGAATTTTTTTAATTTTAATATCATCAATTGAAGCAGAAATTTCTATATCAAAAATTCCACCACTATTTAATGTCCCAGTTATTTGTCCAATTTGATGATCTATGTTTAATCCTAAATTACTTATTGGTAGTCTTGTAGAGCCAGACACAATTTCTGCATCAAAATAATTTGCATTACCATTTATGGCTATTGTATAATTTAATAATTCATTAAATGCACTTACTACTGTCAATTCACTTGTTATGCTAGGCGAAATTGTTATTTCTAACTCTTTAGAGTCAAAACTTTTAATCCCTGTTTTTTCTGAAGTTTTTTCAACTCTTATGATAACAGAAAATCTACCACATGCAAGTGGTTTACCTGTTATTATTCCAGTACTATTATTAAAAATTAAACCTTCTGGTAATGCACCTACTAAAAAATATTTTTGAGGTAAACCTTCTGCAACTATTCTATAAAAAAAACTTTTATTATATTCGCCTTGAATATTTAAAACACTGGTTATTTCTGGTTTGTCTATTCTATAAGCCATTTGAATATTCGTTTTAAAATCTTGAGTTTCAATATCTTTTCCTTGTCCAGGACGAATACCTCCTTCTCTTTTGACGCTATCTTCTCCAGCAAAAGCTATGACTTTTACAATTTGATTAGCTGAATCTGTATATAAATTTATTTTTTTAATTAAAACATCTGGATTATACGCAAGCTTTCCTCCTCCAGCAATAAATAAATTTTCCTCTTTATCGTCAAGGACAAATTTAGCTGCATGTCCAATTAACTCGGGCATTGTTCTTGGATTTGCAAAATCAATTTTTAAATCTATATTATTTTTATCTTTGTCCAGCTCTCTAGAAGCGTCTTGTGGATTTAATTTCATTGATTCTAATTCTTTTAAATTAATTTTTTTAAGTTTATTTTGCCCGAATATAGAAGTATACAAATAATTGTCTTTTGTTATAACATAATCCACCAATTGAACTCCAGTTGATATTGTTTTTACATTTCCTTGTAGATCTATTCTTCTTAAATAAAATTTATTTTGATCAAGCACATATAAATAATTATTGAAGAACTTTAAATTTGACAGGTCGCCAAATATGACTTTATCTTTACTGCCATCAGGAGGGTTTATAGGCTCATATCTTGATTTATTTTCATTTGGCCCCAAAAAAGTGTCAGAAGGTTGTCCGCATAATTTTGAAATTTTTTTATCTTTAATTTTGTAAATGGCTTGAGATCCTTCTAAGGTCACATATATGTTTTCATTATTGTCCGCAGCTAAACCATTTATACTTGTAAATGCTCTAGTATTATATGGTTTACCATTTGCAAACCCTCCAACGTCAACATTGTTGCCACTATCTAAATAATCTGGAAAATTAAAAATTGTGCTTATTTTATTATTAATATCTATTTTTTGTATAGTTTTTTCTATACTAGCGTAACTGTATAAATTACCATAATTGTCAGAACAGAGCAAAACTGGCGCTGGTTTTAATTTATCTGTTATTGGGACGATTAAACCATTGCTTCTTGTGGCGCATATTGAGTAATTTTTATTTTTATCATACCAGTATTCATTTACTATTGGTGTTCCGCATTGATTATCTTTAATTTTCCATAAAATATTGCCTTTTTCACCTCCTACTAATTGCGTATTGTAGCCTTCAGTATCCCCTACAGCCATATACCTATCATCTGTTACATATAAACTCATGTTTTACATCCTTTATCCTATAATAGTTTACACAAGAATTCTTTGACCATTTTGGTCAAACAGAGTCCAATTATTATTCTTGCCTTTTGTAGAATACATATCTAAATCATTTTTATAGAAATAAATTGGATAACCATTAATCGTCAAATAGTTTTTATCTAAAGAGGATGAATATTTTAACTGAATATCTATATGCCCCATAACATCTTGTGAGCCCTCTAACTCATCTTCTGTCACAATAAGCAAGAAATCAGGATCTGTGTTTGTAGAATTTCCATTATTTGAATCACTAAGTCTTGTATATATTATACCTAGATCTGAATGTCTTAATATTTTTCCAAAAATTGGATGATCATAAGCTTCTATTTTCGGTTGTAGACCAATTCTTTCGTGTGGATTATATTTAATAAAACCAACGTTAATTGGATAGTTTACGGGATAAATATATTTTTTATATTTTTTAAAAGCGTTGATACTTAATATTTTTTCGCATACTACGCCATTTTCTTCAATATATATTTTAATATTATAAGTTCCTTCATCTTGCAAGTATCCTTGTAGATATTTTCTAATTGGATTATAGAATATATTATTTGGTAAATTAGAAAGTTTGATAATTTTAGGATATCTTATATTTGTTTGTATTAATGGGTTTGGTTTGATAATTTGTAATTCTCTAGTCGAAATAGCAGAAGTCCAATTTGCTGTTTCTTCTTGAGAAACTTGAATAGAAGTTGTACCTTCTCCAATAATTGATACTAAACCTACTTGATTTATGGTCGCTACAAGCAAATTACTGATACTATAAACAATTGGACTAGTTGAATTATTACTTGTGACACCAATAGAAAAAGGAGCACTATTTGAGCTTTTTTCTAGTATAATAGGAAAATTAAATGTTGGAGTTTTTTTGGTTACTAATAGAGTCCTTGCAACTGATAAAGGCGCGTTATAATTATTTGAAGAAGCTTGACTAGCAGTAATAATTGTACTTCCAGCGCTAATAACTGTAACGACTCCTGAAGAACTCACAGTTGCAACACTTGTGTTGCTGCTTGAATAAATTATTTGGGTGACTTGATTTGTGCTGGTAACGTTTAAATTAAAATTAGGATCTTGATAAATTTTATTTCCGATTTCTGGAAAAGTTATAATAGCATTTATTTTATTTACTTGAAAAACCTTGTAGCCATAACCGTAGCTATAATTCTCACTCTCTGGTTGATAAGCAGATATCTCCGCTTCTCCAACCCCAATAATTGTAACTACCCCCAAAGAGCTCACAGTTGCAACACTTGTGTTACTGCTTTCATAGTTTATTGGAACTTGGTAATCGCTAGATGTAACGTTTAAGTTAAAATTAGAGTCTCCATAATTCTTGTTTGGTATGTTTGGAAAATTTATATTTCTTTGTGTTTTAGAAATTGTTAAAATTTTGCTTGCAGAAGTTGATTCCCAATTAGTATTTGCAGCTTGACTTGCGGTAAATGTTGTTGTCCCCAACCCAATAATTGTAACTACTCCGAGTGCATTCACAGTTGCAACACTTGTGTTACTGCTTGCGTAGGTTATTGGAATAGTTGAATTACTACTCGAAACAGACAAACTAAACGGGGGATTGCCATAATATTTTGTTGGTATATCATAAAAAGTAATATTTTGAGGTCCTTTACTTACTATGACATTTGTATCGAAAGGTACGAAGAATGGAGCACATGGATCGTAGTCAAGATACGGCACAATAGAGAGTTTTATATCTCCTTTTTTTAGAAAAGTTATTCTTTTTACTTCGTGATAACTTCCTTCGTATTCTTCTTCAGGATCACTGGGCAAAGGACCATCGGGTATATACTGTAGACTCACATCAATTGAACTAGGATCGTCAACAACTATGTCGTAACAATAATGGATAGGGTTCACACCATTATTCGCACTATTTTTCAAAACGAGATCATGATATTCTCCAACAAGCTTGTTTGGTATAGGATCAACATAATAAGAAGATATTGTTGTCTCGTTCCCATTTATACATAAAAGATTTTTTTCAATAAAAGCTAAATTGTAATTACCAAAATCTTCTTGAAGAATTCCTATTTTTGTATATCCTTTTGATAAGACTGAGACCCAACCATATTGATCAATTTGAGCAACACTTGGATTAGAGCTGAAATAAAATATAGGTTTTTGATTATTTATATTATTTGTGATAACAATTTGAAAATTTGAATCTTCGTCTAGACTTAGACGTTTAATAGGAATATCATTAAAATTTATAGGGTTAGTAAGTTTACTTTCATTTATTAAATATACTTTTACTTCTCGTTTTTCATCGTCTTCTAAAGCTATATAATCATTACTACCTGCTTGATCTAAGGTAATAGTACTAATTCCAGGACTTATTCCGAAAATTTGTCCAACGCTATTTACTGTAGCTACACTTGGATTGCTACTATTAAATAGAACTGGAGATTGATTATTGTTTGTTGTATATTCTATTTGAATTGGCCATTCAGCGTTTGAATTTCTAAAAATAGTTGGTGAGCTATTTAAAGTCAGATGTGTTTGTGTTTTTTCTACGTTCAAAGTTTGTATAAAATTTAAAGGCTCGGCTGCTGGATTAGTAATTGCTCCAGTTATTAAAATTGTGCCTATTTTTAAAGGTGTAATTGTTACGTTTGAACCTTGTTGCGCTACTAAAGCATCTTGTGAAGTTAGAGTGATAAATTTATTAAGGTAAAAATTAACTTTGTTCTGATTTGTTGTCCAATTGCCGTTATTCTCTAAACTACCCAATTGCACAATTTCATTATCTATAGACTTACTCACAAAATTTTTAAAATATAAAGGTTTTTCCACATTGATAGTTAAATCTTCTTCTGATTCTAAATATGATAATCCAGTATTTTCTATTTTTTGTTTTAAAAACGTAATATTAAAAACACAAAACGAATCATCATATTGCTGTTCATTTTTAGTTTGCCAAAATAGTACTTGAGCAACGCCTGTCTTTTTGTATTCAAATAATCCAGTTATTCTGGTGTCGCAAATTCCATAACCATTTAATTTTCTATAAGAAGGATAAGGGGGTGGAGGTTCACATGTGTCTATAATAAAATTTGCAATTTCTTGCCCACTTATAATTTGTATTATTGGAAGTTTAGGGTTTAATGTTGGAATTATTAATTGACCAGTATAACCGCTTATAAATCTGTAAGTTTTATTTTGACAATTTGAAAATGGTTCTGCGTATTCAACTCGAAGACTTCTTTCAATTGGAGAAGAATAGTTATAATTTCCATTTCCACTTTGATAAGCGGACACATTAGCTTCTCCAACAGAAATTAGTCTAATATTTCCATTGGTATCTACAGTAGCTACTTGTGGATTATCAATTGAATATACTACAGGAGTTTCAGAATTATTTTCTTTTGTTACATTTAAATTAAACTCATAATTAAATGCATAAATTTTATTCGGTATTGTAGGAAAATTAATTATTGAATTAGTTTTACTAGAATTTACTACATTTAAATATTTATTTTCTGAAACGGTATAAGGATAATCTATAGTTGCAGATTGAGCAGCAATTATTTTAGTTACTCCTTCGTTTTGTATTGTGACTAATCCATTGGCATCAACTTGAGCTACGCCTGTATTGCTACTTTTAAAAGTTATTGGTATACCTGCTTTGCTGCTTGATACATCCAAACTAAAAGGCGAATCGTTTACAAATTTATCAGGTATATCATAAAAAGTTATATTAGGTTTGTAACAAATTGGCGGTTTTCCTATGTCTGGATCTTGATTACTACGGACTTGAATTACTTGACCATTATCAAGCAGTAAATTGAATGAATCATTTTGAGAATAAGCGTCTATAGAAATTACATTATTGTATTTGTCATAAAATTTACTTGACCCAGTAATATAATCTGAAACTCCAACTCCAGTCACAGTATTATTGTCTAGTAATAATAAAGCGTCACTCTTAGAAAAAGCAATGTCAATTATTCTTCCTTGTATCCCTGGGTTAGTTTGAGATATAGACTGAAGCTTTTGCAGAGTAAAGTCCATTTTGTCGTCTCCATAAGCATCTCCCATTCCGTCATACCAAGATGTTATACAATTATTATCAAGTAAAGCTGAAAAAGCACCTGGAGAAGATATAACTTTAAGTATTCCAGTGAAAGGTTTATTTATGTTTAAATTGTTGTATACATTTTGCCAATTCTCTTCACGTTCACTACTACTTTTTCTCAAAGATTCAGGAACATAGTTACCGTATCGGTCATGATAATGAAGAAGTCTATTCTCATTAGTTAACAGCAGAGAATAATATCTATTCGCAAAAATATCTTTAACTCCTGTAATATTTTTTCTTATTCCTGTTGGAGCAGGCGCAGCCCCAAAATAACCGATTCCAGTTGACCAAGTTATTAAATCATTTGAATAATAAGTTAACCCTCCAGTTGTTGCTGTCGAAAGAGATGAATTTACCAATTTAAAATTTTTATTATTCCAATAATTATCAACTCCGTCTTCTCGAAAAATATATAAGTTCGGACTGCTCTCATTACTATATTTGGGATAATTATTTATTTTATCTCCAGTCCAAACATATTTGCCTGTGACGTAAGAAGGAAGCGTTGATGGTGAAAGATCATCTTTTATTCCAAGCACTTCTACAGAAAAATCTAAAGATAAATTTGTATCGATATTATTATCATTTGTTTTTCTCCAAACACCCGTTTGCTCAAAACCCCAAAGACCACCAAAAGAATAATATGATCCATCTCTGGAATAAGTAAAAAGTCCTGAAGCATAATATGTTGGATTTTGATTATTTTTTAATACCCACTTTTGGGTTTCGACGGTATCATAAAAAATAATGTCATTGGTATTTTCAGCGTAATAAGTATCGGAATTGTTTTGTCTTAAATAATATTTATTATTTACATTAACGTCTGAATTAGAAATTGTTAATTTTTGAATTGCAACAGGCACAGGATAAGAGCCTTCAATTGGATTTATATAATTTATCCAACTTCCCTGAGAATCAAAATTACTTTTATAAGGAAAGTGATAAGAGTCTAATTCATTTAAAGTTATTCTTTCGGGTTTTATAGCATCATTTATTGCATAAGCTTCAAGTGTAGGATCGTATTTAATATAATTTCTATCATAAACAAAATATGGTTTGTTATTTACCATTCTACCTTTCCAAGTATATATTCCATTTGAAGTATTTGTTGCCGCGTTAGAAATTTTAATTGAAACATTGCTTTTTGCAGTTTCAAAATATGCAGTGTCCCCCTGCCATGTAGTGTTTGTAAATACTTCACCTAAATTTTGAAAATAACTATCTCTGGGGGCAATAATTGTTTGTATGATATTCAAAACCCAATAATCTATACCTTGAATCTTTTTTATATAAATAGAAGAACCATTAGTGTCTATATATTTAGGATTTGCAGAATCTAAATTCCAAAAATATGTTCTATTTGCTCTAACAAAACCCGCCTCAGAAATATTTATTCTAACATCAAATTTGCATGTATCATTTTGGTTTATGGGATTTGTCCATATACGAGTTCTTTCATAGGTATTAGAGTTTGACGTGTAAAGGGGAGTTTGAAGGTCTGAACGATCAAAAATTGTATCTACTATAATACAGTAATTGTTATTAACTGCATGAGTATATATTTTATTGTTATTATTATCACTTAATTCTCCTGTCCAAATATAGTCTCCATTTATGTTTTCATTTGTTGACTCAGATATTGTTAAAATTCTTTCTCCATTTGGAGCAGCTAATGGATCTATATGAGATACAGCTTTATGTAATCCTGACCAATTTGTATGTTTTTCGAGTTCATTTGTTTGCGTAAAATATAAATCAAAATTTAATCTAGCATTAGGATATAATGAGTCTCTGACTCTTAAAGTTGTTTCTTCATTTTCGGGATCGTATTTACTATAAATAAAATTATTATTATATTTATGATTTAATATCTTTATTCCTAAAAATGTTTCTCCAGTCCAAACATAATCTCCTGTAGAAGTAGGTTCATGAGCCTCAGTTATTGTAATTGTTAATTCTCCAGAAGGTAATTGAGCTGGGTCTCCTTGAAAATTTTCCCAATTCATAGTATCAAAAAAATTATTATAATTATAACTTTCTTGGTCTAATTTGTAAGTTTTAAAAGGTACATTTTTTACAATAGAAAGGTCTTTTATGGTTAATGTATTTGAATTTGAATTTTTATAAATATAATTTGAATTTTGTAGATTAGTATATTTTCTATAATTATTTATTAAGTCTCCTGTCCAAACGTATTCTCCAGTAGAAGTTAGTGTTCCTCCTCCAGAAATTATAATACTAAAAACTTCTGAAGCATTTGCTCCGCCTGTAAGACTTATCCAGAAATCATCGGAAAAATTATTTTTATAATAAAGATTTTGTCCAGTAAATACTCCAGTTTGAAAATCTTTTATTTTCCATCTACTACCGTCATAACTAATAGAATTACCATTATTTGCTTTAAATAAAAAATGATTGTTATATAGATTTCCAGTAAAAATATATTCTCCAGTTGAAGTATTAATTTCTGAGTTAGAAATTTTTATTTTTAGATTTATTTTAGGATCTGAAGTAGCATTATTTTGGGGAGTTTTTTTAGATAAAGTACTCTCACCAGGTTGGGTAAGTATATTGAGTATTGTGTCTGGCCCATAATACTCAAATAAATAGTCTGTTAACTCCCAAACTTTTTTTAGATTATTCCAAATAATAGTCTTTTTAAACTCAGGACTGTTGCCGTCCCACCAGTTATAGTCTGGGTTTCTGACATAGTACGACTTATAATCTCTAGGGTATTCTCCAGTAGAAGTTGGTGTTGCTCCTCCAGAAATTATAATACTTTTTAGAAGAAAATCGTTCATTATTTGAATAGGCTCGCCCAGGTTCACCGATACTCCTGAAAGATATAAATCTCCTCCTCCCCAAACGGCTGCTTCAGTATTTTGTTTTAAAGCTGCAGCATAATCCCATCCACAAACTATTTTTTTCGCTGATGTGCCAATATTTTGCAATGGCAATCGGTTATATATTGGGTTCCTTAAATCTGATGGGTTAGCTTGACCTGATAAACCAGTTATAGACCCGTCTTCTAATAAAACTAATGTGGTTAATTCAAAAGTATCTAATCCACTCACTTTTCCAGATAATTTAATTAAATCATCTAATTGACCATAGACATTTTCTCCCCAACCAGTAAATAATTTATCTTTTAAAACTCCCCAAGTACAGTATTTGCCAGGAAAAATTTTTTCAAAACTTATGTTACAATCACTCATTTATTTTCCTTTTTCCTTTTTATAAAATTATTATTTATTTTTTGTATTGTTTTGTTTCTGGTGAAAATCTTCTGGCAAAAATTTAAGTGATGGAGAATTTGGAGAAATCATTTTTTTTGTAGGGGGTTTTTTTAATTTATTAGCATAAAAAATAAAAAATTTATCATATATTTCGTTTTTTTGGGAATCATCTGTCACATATAATTTAAATGTATTCATAATACTTTCACTGTTATTTTTTAAATGTTGTATATATGAATAATGCGCAGTAAAACTATCTAAATATAACAAATTAGGAATTTTACTTTTTATTTTTTGAACAATATCAGGATAAGCTTTATCAAGATAATCAAGAAAATGCCAAATTACTCTCTTTATATTTATTTCTTTTATTTGATTTTCTGGAGATATCATAAATAATATTACACTTAATCATTTGCAACTGATGCATTTCAGGCAATCTCCGCACTTGCCTCCATCCTCACTCGGACAAATACTACTTTGCGTTTTAGGCTCCGCTCCAGCGCCGCAGCAACATTCACCTTCTCCTTTACCATCAGGATTGTTTGCGGGCTCGCCTGGACTGTCGTTTTGGCATGTGCAATAGTCACAGTTTTCACTAAGCGCTGGGCCCCCGTGACATACAGTGTCACAATCTAAAAAAACCGCAGTACACATTGTGCAGCAAAACCAGCTTACGGTACCTTTTGCGCCTGGTCCCGCAGTTTCATCTGGTGGATTATATCGACTGACGCAACCGCCTTGCTTGCACCAATCCTTCGGCTCACCGCCATAAACAGCCGCACAATTTGCCTCTCTACTACCTTCACCCCCATCATATCCGTTGCAAGGTTTAGAGGCTGGAGTTGGAACAGCTGGAACAGCTGGAACAGCTGGTGGAGATGGTGGTGGAGATGGTGGTGGAGATGGTGGTGGTGGTGGAGGAGGTGTTGGTGGTGGAGGAGGTGGAGGTGGTGGAGGAGGAGGAGGAGGTGGTGGAGGAGGTGGAGGAGGTGGAGGTGGAGGTGGTGGTGGAGGAGGTGGTGGTGGTGGAGGAGGTGGTGGTGGTGGTGGAGGTGGTGGAGGA